GGCTAAAGTAGCCATTGCATTGCGTCCACCAGTGCTGGATGTTGCGAAGGTGTACAAATCTTCAGCATCGTCTGGATTGCGGAACACACCTTCAAAGGTGAGCTTCCACGGATCGTCTGGAAGACCGTTCATCCCCAATTCCCATTGAGCTTGATCGGTATCCCCCAAAGCTTCACGCTTAATAAGCATCGGGTTTTCAGCTAACACTGACATATGGGTAGCAGCTGGACGATTGTCCTGCCATTTGATATAGCCGGCTCTAATCGTGTCACCCAAACAAATCAAACGCGTGCCAACTTTCATTTCAGATGAATTAACGCCGTAAAGCCAATCACCTTTAGAAAATTTAAGCCTTTGGCCTACGAGAGAATTCGCACTCCCCCCTGCTACTTGATCGAAAGAAATTAAATCGTTCGAAGAGTAGTCGCCCGTAGTTACTAAATCAGACATCATTTTATCCTTTATAGTTCACTAACAATCTGTCAGTGGCGTCGCCGACGGTCGAGAACTTCTCGATGTCAATCCCCGCAGCAACAGCGGCTTCCTTCAAGGCTTTCATGTCGTAAGACTGACGGCCTTTCTGGCTTGACCAGGTGACAAGACCTGGGATCTTGCGGACATTGCTGTCTCGCAATTTCTGTTTAATCTCTTCCTGTAGCCGGCGCTTTGTATTTTCAGCGTCTTCTATCGCGGTAGAGATATTAAAATAGTTTGAGCAAAGATCTTTAACTTCCTCAAAGACTTCAATGCTAACCGGAGCTTTATCTTCCTCGGGAACGTCTTGCCTTAAGGCGTTACAAATCCTAACGAAGGGGCAGTAGTTACACTCATTCCCTCCAAGTATCCACCCCTCTGGTTCTAAATCTTCGGGGCTTTCGGTAGTTAATATTTGCTTAGCCCTAACTTTGGCCTGTTCAAATACTCGAGGATCGTATTTAATAACGAACTCAGAAACTTCATGCAAGAATGAAGCGTCGATGTAACTAATGATTGCATATTTTGGTTTATAGTTTGTCTTTTCATTCATGAGTCCTAACTGGACCTGAACTTGAAAAGCGTGTTGTTCTTTTTCTTTCCTTAAATCCACCCGGGGATCAATAGATTTACACTCGGCTAAAACGCAATCGCTTTCAATGTCGTCTATATCGAGGCGACTAAGAAAATCACGAGGTAAGTCGACAAGCAAACCGTCAGGAGTAGCAGAAAGAAACCCATCAGCAAGAGTACGTTGGTCACTACCGCTGAACATAAAAGCCTCAGCGTACTTTTTTCGCATGGCTGGAACCCAGAAGTTGTCTTCGATGAGATTACCTCTGAGGGCTGCTCCATAATTAGTCGTGGCGGCCTCGGATACTTGCGGACCTCTTTTAACGAACCATGTACGACGTGCACAAGCTCCAATTTCAGACGCTCCGACGGTTTCGGAACGATCGTGGGACCACTCTTTCTTAAGGGACGTTGCATACGCATCCAATGTTTCCTTGATGATTGTCATTTGCACTCCTTCCAGTTCGGGCCAGAGCCTCCGTCCACCCGAAGGGGGACAGCAAGCTTAACACAATTCTCCATAAGGTAAATCATCTCTTTCAATGCTTCCCGGCCCTTTTTATCTTGTGGGACCGAACCAACAAGTTCATCGTGAACAGTTAATTGTGGAACGCCTAACACGTCAACAACACCGCTCTCCCATATATCAACCATAGCCTTTTTCATAACATCTGCGGCTGAACCTTGAACTAAAGCGTTTAAGGCTTTATGTGTAAAGGCTCGTTTAGATCCGTAAACGTGTTTATGTGTAATGACGGGGCTTCCATCTCGGCCTGTTAACACCCACGCATCAAACCTACGCCGACGACCGAGGATAGTTGTGACTAACCCCGTATTAGAAGCTTGCATTTGTAGACGTTGTGATAGGCCCCTAATAAACGGCGCCCTTCGATGATATTCGTTTAAGAGTTTCTCTGCTTCGATTTGTGGAACGCCTAATTGTTCTGTAAGCTTTGCAACGCCTTCACCATAGGCTAATCCGAAGTTAACAGTTTTAGCAGCTGAACGAGAAAGCCCCGTCATGTCAGCCACGATCTGATGGAAGTCCACGTTATCATCTTGGATGTATTTATCAACAACCTCGGTTGACCCAGGAAGCTTATAAAGGGAAGCATAGTGAGCAAGAAGGCGGTATTCGATTTGAGAATAATCTACAGCGTAAAGATCTTGGCCTTCATCTGGAAGGAACAATGCTCTAATCTGTTTACCCATATCTGTTCGGGTTGGAATAAATTGTAGATTAGGATTGCTTGAACTAAACCTCCCGCTTACGGTTCCCCCTGCATCGGATTTAAGGGAATTAAACTGGCAATGAATGCGTCCATTATAATGCTTCTCAAGGATCGTGCCGAGGAGAAACGTTTCACGGAACTTATCCGTCTTCCGGACTTCGCTGAGTAGTTGTGCGAAAGGGTGAGGGGTGCGTTCGAGTAGCGACGCTGTAATTGATGGCGCTTTAGTTTTTTCTGTAAGGGGATAGTCGATCCCGAGGATGTCGAATGCTTTAGCGATATCTTTGGCTTTCCATATCGCAATAGGAAATCCCGTGATCGCTTCGATTTCTTTAAGTTTAGCATCCTGTTCCCCGCCTAATGTTTCGTATAGTTCCTGGGCTTTATTGATATCTACTCGAACACCCCTAAGGCGCATTGCTAAAAGCATAGGAAGCAGTTTGCTTTCCAGAATAAACAAATCCCATAAGGATTGACTTACGAGGGCTTCTTTTTGTTTAGCGAAGATACGAAGTGGCAAGTCAACATCTGCTTTAGCGTAGGGTCCGACAATTTCTGGCGGAGCTCTCCATATGTTCGATTTCGGATTTTTCTTTCCGAACTCGCGGACAAGGTATTCCTCCATTTCCGTTTCATTTTTGCCCTCGTTTAGGTAAGTGTTTGCAAGCGCTTCCAATGAATAGGATAAGCGGCTTTCGTTTAATAGCGGCTCAGCAATTTGGATGTCGTATAAAGGACCCTTAACAAAAACACCCGCACAATGTAGAAAGCCAAGATCATAAAGAAGATTAGCGCCCACTTTAGGGACATCGGTCGAAAGTTCATGTTTGAAGTATTCGAGGACTTTCTGTTTGTCAAGGTTTTCGCCCCTTTCATGAGCAATCGGATAATATTCTCGAATGCCGCTTTCTGTTCCCACAGCAATTCCAGCAATAAAGCCATTGCGATGATAACCGGGGCCTTGGGTTTTTAGATCTGGGTCATAAGTTTCTAAATCAATAGAAATTAACCCTTGCCCTTGCAAGGACTGAAACATTGCGCACTCCGTTAGATTAGTGATGGGGGAACCCGACCAAGAGCTCCCCCATCTTAGTGTAAGTGGATGGAGATACTGCTTACACTAATTCGATATAGCCGTCATTGATGGTATTGGACAGCCACTGAGAAGCTTTCTTTTTATCCTCTTTTGAAGAGAATTTGTCCAAATATTCGCCGACTGTTTTTGATTGGCGCATAATTTCGAAATACCATGCGGCTTGTGATGTGCCACGACGGGGGTTTGTATGAACCAAAAGCTTGATTTTCTTTTCCCAATGCGCCCGATGTGCATCGGTGCGGCCTTGTGGGCGATCAGGATCAGCGGGAGCTTTGCGGTTCTTTTCGATATTAGCTTGAATTGACCGGAGCATTTCGATGGCGTTGCCGACGTCAGAACGGATGTCTGATTTTGAGACGGCCTTTATTTCTACCTTTGGTTCTTCTTTAGCAACTGCGCCGATTTTGATAAGGGCTTGGATACCCTCTTCTTTGCTCTGGAATTTCGCCTTACGGAATTTGTTGGTGTGGCGATTATACTCGTCCAGAATTTCTTGGCCGGAGAGTTTTTGAGCTTCGATTACCTGTAACATGTTTTGCACTCCTTTGTGTTGATGTTTTGAATATGCCACTGTAGAATGAATAAGTAAACCCCTTATTTTTTCTTTTTTGAATTATTTTTCGTCCACAATTAAAACCTCAACCCCTGCTTCGTGGAACATGATCTCAGAGTATTCTGCGTCCAGTTCCCATTTCTCTCCTTCGGGTGCTGGAGCTATAACTTTAGCAATGCCGCGAGAGATTATGCTTTTTGCGCATTCAGAGCAGGGGAACTTAGTAGCGATAAGAGTTGCGCCTTGTGTTTTGAATAGAGTATTGTCGAGGACGTTTCGTTCTGCATGTTGTGTGAAGTGATATTTTAATCCTTTATGATGTAAGCGATGTTCAAGATCTTCCACGCCAGGAGGGAAGCCGTTATAACCGATGGAGATTTCTTTTTTGCTTTCCCCGACAATAACGGCGCCTACTTTTGTACTCGGGTCTTTCGACCATTGCGATACATGTTTAGCAAGATCAAAATATCTTTGAGACCATTTATCCAGCATAGGGGCGCTCCAACCATTTAATTCGAGGAAGAGAAATTTCTACTTCACGAGAAACCATCCCGGGGTTTGATTTCTCCATATA